CAACTGCTGAAATGGAAGAATCAACAAATGATGATAAAGCAGGATCAAGTGCCACTAAAAAGCTGACACGAAAGCTGGAAGAAATGTCTTTCAGTTATGTTGCTTCTGGTTATCTTGGCAAAGACGGCCTTGAAGAATATAACGAACTTCGAAAAGAGCGAGGCCAGAGCGGAGAGTTCAAGCTCAACGGAAAGCGATATGGTCCCAAAAGCTGGCAGCTTCTTAAAGTAGAAGTTGAGCATAATTTGAGAGACGATGGTGCAGTCCTCTATTCCACAATCAGCCTTGAGTTCCGTGAATATGCTCCTGAAGCTTCTAAGAAAAAATCCACGACTAAGAGCAAATCTAAAAAGAGTACTCCCGGAAAAAAGAAGAAGAGCTCCAAAAGCAGCACAAAGAAGAAAACATCTTCCAGACCAAAGAAAACAAATTCGAAAATGGAAGCTTGTGCTAGCAATTGTGAAAAATGCAAGGGAGGCAGCTGATGAGAGAAAGTGGAAACGATAACCCGAAAGTTTGTGTTATGAACTTACTTAGAACAAAAATGGGCGAGGTAGCGTATGACAGAGCGAGAGGCTTTGACTCAAGCGTAATGGACCGACCAACCACCATTGCAATTTCTGAGTACGTAGAGGACGCAAAGAGAGTAATTTCAGATTATGAACCGAGAGTGGACGTTGAAAGCATCGGTCTTAGGGCTGCGAATGCTTTAAATGGAAACTTTGCTTTCTTGTCAGATATCAGATTAAAAGGTGAAGAGGAGTATGATGACGATGAGTGACAACCATACTGATACTTATGGAGAGCCCATCAATCTAACTCCGATTGATGCAGAAGCAATCCATGATAAAATTTTTGAAAAGCTAACTGAAGTAACAGGCCCGCTTCCATACGGCGATGAGCGGAACATGTTTGGGCAAGGACTGACGGCTGTGTTTACAACCTATGCAGCACTTGTTAATGATTGCGCAAAACAGGTTATGCTTCAGTATGCCAGAGGAGAGGTGCTGGACGCACTGGGAGCGAGACTTGGAGTAACAAGACTTTCTGGTACACCTGCACATTGTACTGTACGATTTAACGTACAGACCACGATGGATCAAGACATTGAAATCCCAAAATATACCAAAGTAACGTCAGACTCTGTACATTACTTTGCTATACCTGAAACCATCATCTTGAAAGCTGGGACATACTATGTTGAATCCATTGCTTACTGCACAGTTGACGGAGAAGAAGGAAACAACATTACAGCTGGCAGCTTGTCACAGCTGGTTGATAAGGTGCCGTACATTTCCTCCGTAACCAATTTGGAAGATACTACTGGTGGCGACGATGGAGAACCATACACTACTGTTGGAGACAACAAATTCAGAGAACGTATCCGCGTTGCTCCGAATAAACTTTCCTGTGCTGGTCCAAGAGGCGCTTATCAGTATTGGGGCCTGACTAGCACGAATTCAATTCGTGATCTTCAGTGTGTGTCTGAACATGAAATCATGAGAACTAATTACCCAGTAATTAGCGGACGGCTGTTTATTGGCGGGTCTCATCTTGATCCTGACACACTTGTAGTTTTTGATCAGGACGGAAAGATTTCTACTGACTATACAAAAGATTATACAAATGATCTTCTTACGGTTACTCTGGGCGATTCTATAAAAGGACAGTCTTCACTTTATATTGAAATTTATCGGACGTTGGAAGGACATGTCAAAATTGTTCCTCTGATGGAAGAGGGCAAAGTACTTGACGCTGAAGTAAAGAAAGAGATTCTTTCTGTTCTTGATGATGAGACAATCCGCCCAATGACAGACTATGTGGAAGTTGAAGCACCACATGAAGTTCCTTTTGATATTGAACTGTCTTATACTGTCACACCTAGCACGGAGAAAGAGTTGACAGAAAAAATCGAAAGTGACGGTGGCGCAATAGATAAGTACGTTGATTGGCAGACTTCCAAGCTTGGAAGAGATATTAACCCTGATACGCTTAGACAGCTAATTATTTCCTCTGTTTGGACAGACGGAGCGGTTAACGGTGCGCTCAATGTTGATAGTGTTTCTCCTAAATTGCAAGAGCTTGACAACACAGAGGTTGCTGTTTTCTCTGGAAACAAGAAGATCAGCCACAAGGTTAAGACTGGAGTAATTTAAATGCAGATAGATTCTCTTGACTTTAAACGTTTGCTTCCAACTTGGATGCAGGAAGATACTGTTGATCTTGCTTTTTTAGATTCCGTAAACGAGTTAACAAAATCTCTTGCAAATCATGCAAAAGTGCTGACTAGATGGGATAAACTCGATCAACTGACAGATGCGGAGCTGGATGAACTCGCAAATGAGTTGAATATTGACTGGTACTATTCAAGCGCGGATAAGGATACTAAAGTTAATCTGATAAAGAATTCTGATATTGTACATTCAAAACTTGGTACAGACTACGCTGTAAACCAGACAATTGAAGATTATTTTGGCAGTGGACACGTTGTTCCTTGGTATGAGTACGATGGACAGCCTTACCACTTCCGAATTGAAACAGATCAGATTCAGCGGGTAGCAGACAACTACCTGCTTTTTTTGGATATTCTGCAGAAAGTAAAACGTGCATCTACAGTGCTTGACGCTACAGTATTGACGCTGCAAGCAGAAACTCCTGTCTATATGGGCGTTTGCTATCACGAGCTGACAGTAGAGACTGTTAATTTTCAAAATATAGAGGAGGAGTAAAAGAATGGCGATCAACAGAACGTCTATTACAAAAACTGGTAAAGCATTGATGTCCAGAATGCTTTCAGAGAAAAAGACGCTCATGTTTACCCGACTTGCAATCGGAGATGGAACAATTGCTTCAGACCAGAAGCTAAGTGATTTGACTGCAATGAGTCATGAAGTTCTGTCTATTCCGGTTCAGAAATATGAGTGGAATAAGAAAGATGCCGTGATCTTAACTGGTCAATATAATTCCACGGACTTTACAGACACTGTTCAGTATAGAGAACTTGCTGTATTCGCAGATGATCCAGACAGCGGAGAAATTCTTTTTTGCTATGGCTATGCCGATCAGCCAGATGAGCTGCTGCCAAATGGCTCTGTAGGTGGACTTGAAAAAGTTATCAGAGCAGTTATCCCACTCAGCGAGAATGTCAATGTTGCAGCTTATATCCAAGCAGATACGGCAATCAGCTTTGCGGATTACAGTGATTTAATTCGAAAAGTCGATTATTCATATAACCTGTCAACTGAGAACCAGAACAGACTGGATGCACTAGAGCCTAGAGTCAGGAAGAACGAAATTGACATTCAGAAACTCTTTGCAAAGATGAGCAATGTGGAGAACCGTGTCATGATAATCTGGTATGCACTGTTTAACAATATTGCAAACAACCGTTCTACTATCAATTTTGATACATATCATAAGAACGCTGATGAAGCGGACAAGACGGATGCAAAGATCATGAAGGGCGTTTGGAATGCAAATGCCCAGAGAATTGAATTCTAAGGAGGCTCTATTTTGGCACAGCGATTATCTACACTTTCCGTCGGAGATACTGTCAAATTCGGTACGCGATGGGGAACAAAAATTAGATTTGTTGTTACAGACAAAGCACATAAGGGCTTCCCGACAAACAGCGTGCAGTTCACTAACCTTTATTGCGACGACACCAGACCATTTGACGCAATGGAGCCGACGAACAATCTCGGCAATATTCTGTCTTATGGCAACAACAAAATCAATTGGTCTAACCTCTTGCAGTGGGCAAACTCAGCGGAGAAAAGTTGGTACAGTCCTACTCATTACTCTGATCAGGCTCCAGATGCTTCACATGTAGGAGTGGATGCTTACAATGCAATTCCCGGAATGCTAAATGAATGGGACAGCCGTGAAGTAGCAATGGTGCAGTCTGTTACCAGAACTTTTGCTAACAATGAATATTACGGCGGAAGTTCAACAGCAAACTGGAAAATCTGGCTTTACGACTACAACGAAGTAGGCGCATATGGGAATGACAATAATGTCTATTCTTTTGGCACGATTTTTCCATACTTTAAAAACCCAAGCAAAAGAGCGCTCCACATGTCAGAAGAGGGCGCAAAGCACTCTCAGCAAAAGAACAATGGCAGCGATGAAATAACCGGGGGCTGGGTTCCAAAATCTGGTGCATCTCGCCCATACTGGATTCAGAACCCGTACATTTACGACTATTGCTGCACCATGACGGTGTACGATGAAGGTGCAAGTTACCGCACAAAATCTTATACATCTTATGGTGTAAGATACGGAATTAGCCTTGACGGCGATGTTTGGATCTCTTCTGACAAAGACAGCGATGGAGATTATACCGTCCTTCTTGGATCAGCTCCTCCTGCTCCTGAAAAGATTGTTGATGATGGAGAGCTAAGAGGCGGAAAAGAAACCACAATAATTTGGTCTCAAAGCGTTGATCCAAGTATCAAAAATATTGGATATCGTCTTCAAGCAAAGTATGCCACGGGCGATTGGACGACTATTTATGAAGGAAATGGAACTTCATACACATACACTATTCCGTTTGGCGCTGGAACAGTGCAGTACAGAGTTTGTGCGATCAACAAGGATGATGGCATTGAGTCTGAGTACACAACCACTGGAGTTGGAACAGTCTTTTCCAACCATACCCCAACGCTGACTGTAGGCGATGAGCCTTCTGGAACGTATGTTGATACTGCTCCATCATGGACATTTTCAGTAGATGATGAAGACGACGCTGACGCTTTGACAACTACGCTTTATCTTGATGGTACTGTATGGAGCACCACAACCGATAAATCCGGTACATTTACTTTTTCTGATGATGATTGGCTAAAAATCACTAACGGCAATCATGTTATGAAAATTTCAGTTACCGATGGAAAGGAAACGGTATATAAAGATGCTGCTTTCCAGAAGAATGTAACAGAATGCTATTTTCAGAATATTGTTCCCGTCCCGGCTACGGAAGCCCCGACTGAACTAATTTGCACGGTACTTGGCGATGTTCCAGAAGATGTTGAGCTTTATACAATTGAAGCTTGCACAAACGGATTCGATAATAGCCCAACATGGGAAGATATCAAAGAAGCGGTTGAAGAATCCTCTATTTACAAATTTACAAACAGCGCAAAAACGTCCGATAAGTGGGGCGTTATTGTTCGTGTCCATGTAAAGAGAGGCGCAACTGAGGGATATATTTCTTCCGTTCTTTTCAACTTCCTTGCAGGAAATTCTGAGACATCAACGAAGATTGACGTGTCTACAGGCGGAAGCACATCAGTTAGCTACTCTGAAAATTCCGCTGGTGGCAACACTGTAACCATCGGTTAAGGGGGCGTGCAAAGTGGCAAAGTATAACAACAAAGTTATCATTGGTACGTCAACCATTATGGACTTGACCAATGACACGGTTGCAGCTGCAGATGTACTAACTGGGAAAACTGCACATGACAAAAGCGGAGCTCCCATTACCGGAACGATGGCTGAAAACGGTGCAATCAATGTTGAAATCACATCATCGACGCAGACAGTAACCATTCCAGAAGGTCACACATCGGGAGGAACGGTCAAAATTAGTGACGATGATGCGGGCAAACTGATTCCGGACAATATTAATAAAGGTGTAACAATATTGGGCGTAACTGGGAACTCTGTTTCTGGCAACGTCCTTGATTTTTACCCCGTTGGTTCTATGTATTTTACTGTTGACACCAGCTTTGATCCCGCTGCAACTTGGGGTGGGACATGGGAAAGAGTTCAAGATAAATACGTTCGTCTTGCTGGTGATAATTTTCCTGCTGGCTCTACTGGCGGTTCAAACTCTCACACACTGACAATTGATGAAATGCCAGCTCATACCCACACTGTCATTCTTGATGGCGTTCGGAAACGCGACCTGAGATCTTCTATTGCTGGCTCTTCTGGGCCTACTCAGTCTGGCACGCAAACAATAACAACCACTTCGGCAGGTGGCGGAAAAGCTTTTTCCGTAATGCCTAACTATATTGCGGTGGTTGGCTGGAGGCGCACGGCATGAACATTCTTGATGTTTATCCTGTTGGAACATTGCTGTTCGGATATTCAGCAGATTTTGACCCGAATAAAGTAATTGGCGGTAAATGGTCAAAAATGGCTGGGGCAAATTTTGAAAGCATAAGTGACTCAGGAGAGTGGAATGGCGACTGGGGCGGACTGTACTTTTATTTAATGGCTGCACCAACAAATGGTAGTGAAGATCAAGCAAGCGGATATGTTTTTGACACATCAAAAGGACGTACCTTGACGATTGACAAAATCCCAAAGCATACGCACACAGTTACAGCGACTTTTCCAAAAAAATCTACATCTGATTATGACTATCTCCAGTACAACTCCGGTGAAACAGGCGGATATAAAAACACTGGGTCACTGTCTTACGAAACTGGCACTGTAGGAGGGGCTAGAACAGGAAAGCCTATAGATATTGAGCCTGAGTATGTTGCTCTCCTCCTCTGGCAAAGATACGCTTGATAGGAGAGACTTATGTACAACTACGACAAAGAAGAGACTAAAAAACAAGAAAGTGTGTCACTCCCAGAATTCGTGCGTGGCACGACACCTGAATTTGTTTATACACTGTTTGATCTTGATGGGAATCCTCTTGATTTGTCTCAATTTGAAACAATTAGCGTAACGCTTGCTCAAAAGGGAAAAGAAGCTTATCACTGTACAATCACTTTAAAAGATGGAATTGCTATAGATGGCAACGCCATTCACTTTACACTTGATGAGCCTCAGAGCCTGCGATTTGAGCCAGGACTTATCTCAATACAAATTTACGGTAAAAATAAAGAGGACAGATCTTGGGCAACTTTAGCAGAGGATGTAACTGTCAGGGTGAGGAAGAGCTTGAAAGATGGTGACATCGTTGAGTAACTACCAGCCAAAAATAACCGGAACATTAAAAGTGAGCTCATCCCTTATGGGGACGGGCTCTCTTTCTGTTAACAACTCAAAAATATCCGGAAATTTATCTGCGGATCATGTTACTTACACAAATGGTACTACTGACTATTTAGA